GGGGGCGGCCCCAGTTTTGAATCCTCAAACTCAGGTGACATGACGTTGCCCGGGCCATGGAACTGGACCAGCCGCCCCCATACTACGACCGCCCGCAAGGGCTCTTAAGGCAAGGCCGCAATGCCCCCGATCAGGGGGCTTCTCAGTTCGTTGTCGAACTGATCAATTCCCGTATCCGCTCACACCAGGCGTCGATGATGCCGTCGAGAAAGACGTCATCGTCGGGGTTGAATACATCGCTGTCGTCATCGAGCCGAGCCTCGTAGGCGCGCATGCCGGAGAGCAGTAAAAGACGCAGACGCTGTCGTTCGGAATCCGTGATGGGCATCGTTCCATCTTGCCCAGAAGCGCGGCGGCTAGCCAGTTTCTGACATGTTTATTTTGTAGGCGCGCGCTTACATTCCGGCCCAACGCGGGGTTTTCCCGCTGCGGGAGTGCACTTCATGGCCGATGGCAACCAGGCGCGCCGAGCACCTGAGACGGGCGAGCGGGAGATCAGTGTCGACTTGAATGCGGCCGATCCCGCGAAGGCAGTGACCCGCCGCAACTCCGCCGACATTGCCCGCGACGTGCGCGACAACGCGGACACGGACACCGGCACGCGCGGCCGCACCAAGCTCGAGAAGGACATGTTCAAGCGCATGAGCCGCCTCGAGCGCAATCTCGAGCGGCAGTTCGATCAGCGCCTGGCGGCCCGCGAGGCCGAGCACCAGCGCGAGCTCTCGGCGATGAAGGAGCGGCTCGACAAGGTCGCGGTCGACCGCAGCGGCGATGACGCGGCCGATCAAGCGCACGAGACCGCGATCGCCGCCTTGAAGCAGCAGCTCGAGGCCGCTTACGAGAAGGGCGATTCGAAGGCCTCGGCCGATATCACGTTGCAGATCTCCAAGTTGGATGCCCAGTTCTGGGCCAAGAAGGCGAACGCCGCGGGCGTCGTGCAGCGCGAGAAGCCGGCCGACGGCACGCAGCAGCAGCAACCGCCGGCGCGCACGTCCAAGACGGGTCCGACCATCGCCGGCTCCCGCTTCATCCGCGCGAACGAGGACTGGTGGGAAGATCCGGAGTACGTCGCGGAGAACGCCGCGTGCAATGCGTTCTATATCGAGCTCGTCACCAAAGAGGGCTTCGATCCGAAGAGCGACGAGACTTACAAAGAGATTGCGAAGCGGATGAAAGAAAAATTCCCGGACCTGGGCGTCAAAGCGGGCCGCCGCGACCCCGACGAGGACGACGACGATGACGAGGGTGCCCGCGACACCGACACCGAGACTCGCCAGCGGCAGCGCCGCGCCCCCGCGCAGCGCTTGGATGACCGCGGCGGCGATGCCGACAGCCTCCGTAACCGCGGCACGAACCGCACGCTCACCAAGCAGGAGATCGAGACCATGAAGGCGTGTCGGCTCGACCCCGACAACGACAAGGATGTGGTCACGTTCCTGCGTGAAGCCGTGGCCCTCGAGAGGGCGCAAGCATGAGCACCATCGAAGTGGGCCAACCGGCCATCGCGACGTTGGAGCAAATCACCTCGAAGGTGAGACGCAATAGCATCGGCGCCGCCGAGCTGAAAGAACAGCGCGCGCAGAAGAACACGGGCGCCGCGATCGCGAAGCAACGAGCCGGCAACCGCGCGAAGGGCAACAAGGACGGTATCCACGCGGTCGATCGCGATGGCGGCCGCGGCCGCGCCCAGGACGCGAGCGCCGTGCATGTCGTTGACCACGGACCGCGCACCACCTGGCAGCGTGCCTACTCGCTCCCCTCCTTTCCCGATCCGCCGGGCTTTACCTACTGCTGGATCGCGCGCCATCGGCGCCGCCATGGCGATGACGCGAACTTGCTCGCCTCCATCCGCGAGGGCTGGCAGTTCGTGAAACCTGAGGAGCTCGAGGAGCAGGACGTGCCGACCGAGTCCTTCACCGGGCGCCTCGCCAAGCACGGCGAAGTGGTCGGCGATGAGACGACGATTTTGATGAAGATGCCCGATGCGCTCAAAGCGCAGCGGGATGCCTACTACAACCGGCGACGGGATGCGGCCACGCGCGAAGTGCGCAAGTCGAAACCCGGGCTTGCCGAGGCGAACTCGAAGATGCCGCTGGTCGAGGATCGGAATGAAATCAGCGAGGAAAGTGTCCAGATGCGCGCGCGCCGTACACCTCGGGCTACCCCCGACACCTGACCCATTACCGTAAGGACCTCCTTCCATGACTGCAGTCAATCTCAACGCCCCGTCGGGCTTCACCGCGGTCAAGCACAGCTCAGGCGGCTCGCCGGTCCGAGTGAATACCTCGGCCGACTACGCGATCGCCGGCGGCTTGGCCTCGAACATCTACCGCGGGAGCCTGGTGAAACCCACTGGCACCGGAACCAACATCGATGTGGTCGCGGCCGGCGCGAACCCCTCGATCGGCACCTTCCACGGCGTCAACTACGTCGATGCGAACGGCGACACGCAGTTCCGGCCGCGCTGGCTCTCCGGGCAAACGGTGCAGACGGGCTCTACGCCTGAGGCGACCGTGTTCGATGACCCGGAGCTGCTGTTCGACGCCCAGGTGTCGGGCGCCGCGGGCCTCGTCGCGAGCAACATCGGCAACACGGCGAACGTGTTGATCGGCACCGGCTCCGCGCTCACCGGGCAGAGCGCCGACATGGTCGACCAGTCGACGCTCTCCGCTTCCGTCACCACCCAGCAGCTCCAAGTGCAGTCGCTGAGACAACTGACCAACAACAACTACGGGCAGTACGCCCGGGCGTTGGTCACCATCTTCCTGCACTACAAGAACGCGGTCGCCGGCGCCGGCGTCGTCTACTAACCCCGCGTCGTCGCGCACCCGTACTTAGGAGCATCGGACAATGACCATTTTAAGAGCAGACGAACGCAAGCAACTCCAGCTGGGGTTGAACGCGGTGGTGGGGTTGGCCTACCAGGAGTACCCGGATCTCTGGCCCGACATCTTCACCGAGAGCCCGTCGGAGAAGGCGTACGAGGAGGACGTGATGATGGCGGGCACCGGGCCCGGGCAGAACAAGCCCGAAGGTTCGGCGATCGAGTACGACGACATGTTCGAGACCTTCGTGTCGCGCTACCAGCACGCGACCATCGTCAAGGCGGTCGCCATCACCGAGGAAGCGGTCGAGGACAACCTGTACTTGACCATGGGCTCGCAGATCGCGCGCTCGATGGGCCGCTCGATGAAGTACTCGAAGGAGCTCAACCGCACCAACATCCTGAACTACGGATTCGCCTCCACGAATGCGGGCGGGGACGGCGTCCCACTTTTCTCCACCGCACACCCGTTGGGCGGTGGAGGAGTGCTCTCCAACATGTTGGCGACGAGTGCGCAGCTCTCCGAGGCCGCGCTCGAGCAGATCAGCATCCAGATCGCCGAGTGGACCGATGAGCGGCAGATCCCGGTGCGGGCGATGATCAAGAAGCTCGTCATTCCGACCGAGCTTCAGTTCGTCGCCGCACGCATCCTGATGACGCCCTACCAGCCGGACACCGGGGACAACAACATCAATGCGTTGTTCAAACTCGGCACCATCCGCGATGGGTTCAGCGTCAACCGCTACCTCTCCTCACCGACGCAGTGGCACCTGATCACGGACGTCCCCGATGGCCTGCGCGCGTTCAAGCGCCGCGCCTTGAAGAAGGGCCTCGAGGGCGACTTCGAGACCGGGAACCTTCGTTACAAGATCAGCGAGCGGTACAGCCAGGGGTGGACCAATCCCCGAGGAGCGGCTGCCTCCGGGAACTAAGCCCTTTCCGCGGAACACCCTCACGCACGTTTCTGGATACGGCGTGCGTGGGGGCCCTTGACTAGATGCGCATCTGCGCTGCCATCAGGAGCTTTCGATGTCACGACAATTGATCTCTCGCGCGAACCAGACCTTCAACGGGCGCGCCACGTTCGCCCCCTACCAGCAGGACAAGCCGGGCCTCGAGGTCATGCTCACGTACCGCTGGAAGCCGACGCGCAATCTCACAACCACGTTCACCGCCGGCATCGCCGCGGGCGCGACCTCGGGCACCCTCTCCGCCAACTGGGCGGGCGCGACCGGCCTCTGGCCGATCACCTTATCCGACGGCGAAGTGCTGATGGGCAAGTTCTTGAACGGCAACACGGCGGTGACCTTCTACCCCGCGTCGCCCCCGATCACGGGCGGCAGCTACGGCGCCTTGACCGGCCCCGTGAATGCCGTGACCTCGGCGATCACGGTGGGCGGTCAGCCGCCCGTCGTCGGCGTCGCGAACTTCTATGCGGTGTCCGCGTCGATCGGCGCGGGTGGCACGGCCGTCCTCGCCGCGACCGTGCCCGATGTGCCGCGCAACGTCGTGGGCGCCTGGACCACCTCGAGCACCATCACGGTCGCGGGTCTCGATTACTACGGGCTGCCGCAGACCGAAGTGCAGACCGGCACCACGTTCACCGGCAAGAAGGCCTTCTCGCAGATCAACTCGATCACCTCGAGCGCGGCGATCACGGCGTCGACCTTCGGCACCGGCAATGTCCTGGGCCTGCCGTTTCGCATCGTCTCGGGTGACTTCTTCGCGCCGACCTTCGCCGACGCGGCGGATGTGGGGACCGTGGTCACCACCGACAACACGAACCCCGCGACCACGAGCTCGGGCGATGTGCGCGGCACGTACACGCCGGGCGGGACGCTCAACGGCTCCTCGTTCCTGGCGGCGCTCATCAAGGTGGCGGACAACACGACACAGGTCGGGTCGTTTGGCGTGACGCCGGTTTAAGCGCCATGCCCAGTCGTAGCATCCGAGACTCGCGCACCGGCGGGCCCACGTTCCTGGCACGCCCGATGATGGGCGCGCCCAATGCGATTCAGGGCCCGCTGCTGGGGCAAGGCCAGGCCCCCGTGCCGGCCACCGCCGGCCGCGTGACCATGGCGCCGCGAATGGGTCTAGGCCCGCAGCCACCGCGACCGCCCATGCCGCCGGCGCCGATGCAGGGCGCGACGGGTCCGGGGACGGTGAATCCGGGCGTCCCCGGCATGATGCAGGCCGGAGCGCAGCCGATGGGCGCGCGGCTCATTCGCTAAGGAGATTCGAATGCGCTCACCCATCAAGCAGACTGTGACTCCGGTCGCCGCCGGGGGTGCGTTCGGGCCCTGGATCCCGCTCGACTATCTGCAGCGGCCGTTCAATGTGTCCCTTTTCGCGTCCTTGAGTGAGGACGCCTCGGGGATCACGTACAGCGTCGAGTACTCGCCCGACAATCCGAACGTCACGAAGGGAACGGTCAACAACGTCGCCTCGCTCACGCGCACGACCACAACCGCGACCCTGACGTTCACCAATCCACACGGGCTCGTCACCAACGACTCGGTGACCGTGGTCAACAGCGGCGACCCCAATCTCGACGGCACCTTCGCGTTCACCGCGACCTCGCCCACGGCGGGGACGTACGCAGTCGCGAACACAGGCGCGACGGTCGGGAGTCCCTATACGCAAGCGGTGCCGA